CAGCATGTATAGCATCGGCGAATTTCTTAGCCTGTGCAATATCAGGTGTACTAGTTTCGAACCATAAGAGATCAGCGTAAGGGGCATAAGCAAGACCTCGGCTAATACAAGCATCAATGCCGTTTTTAAATTTGTAAAAACCTTCTTCAGTGCGTTCATCAATAATAAAATCCTTGTCCAGCGGATCATGGTCGCTGGTGATCAATGTTGCTGATTCTGCATCGGTGCGAGCCATGATAACTGTGTCGACACCTGCTACATCAGCAGCCAGTCTAGCAGCGTTGAGAGTTCTAATCATTTGTGACGTCGGAACTAGAACCTTGCCACCCAAGTGGCCGCATTTCTTCTCGCTCGCCAATTGATCTTCAAAGTGTACACCTGCGGCACCTGCTTCGATCATGGCTGTCATGAGTTCGTATGCGTTTAGAGCACCGCCAAAGCCTGCTTCGGCATCAGCAACGATGGGCAGGAAGTAGTCAACATCGGTCTTTCCTTCGCTGTATTCAATTTGATCAGCACGACGGAAAGCGTTGTTGATGCCTTTGACCACACGAGGTACTGAGTCTACTGGATACAAGCTTTGGTCTGGATAAGTTTGATTGCTGGTATTGTTTGCAGCAGCCACTTGCCAACCGCTCAAGTAAATTGCCTTGAGACCTGCCTTGGCATGTTGCACAGCCATTTGACCATTGTAAGCACCTAGTGTGTTTACATAGGGCTCGTTGGCCAACAGTTCGCGAAGCTTTGCAGCACCACGCTTGGCCAATGTGTGTTCAACTTGAACAGAGCCTTGCAAGCGGCGGACTGTTTCTGGTGTGTAGTTACGTTTTTTCATTTGTTTCCTTAAAGTTTACAAGCTTCGCAGTCTTCTTCGTTATCAAAGTCAATTGCTTCTAAAGGTGCTGCTGCATCTTCTTGCTGCTTACTGCCTTGCTTGTTGATCAAGCTGTAGTAGAATGTCTTGATACCCCAATAATGTGCCAACATAAGATTCTTGGCAATCAGTGTGGTAGGTACTTTGCGTTCAGCAAAGTGTGCAGGATTATAAAAAGTGTTGGTACTGATACTTTGATCAACATAAGCCTGCAACACAGCAGCAGTCTTTAGATAGCCAACACAATCAGTTTGTTCCCACATCAGCTGATATTTGTTCTTGAGTCGGTGATATTCAGGAACAACTTGTGTAAAGCTGCCTGCTTTGCTTTCCTTGGTCGAAATCAAGCTCATGGGCATTTCGATACCGTTGGTTGAGTTGATCACAACCGAGCTAGACTCCACAGGGGCAATGGCCATTAATGTAGCGTTACGCACACCATATGCTCGCATTTCGGCACGTAGACCTTCCCAGTTCAATTCAGGGCTGAAACTAGTAAGTTCGTCTACACCCTTAGATCTACGTTCCCAAGGAAAGATACCTTGACCATAAAAAGTTTTATCTGAATCTTTGCAACGGCCACGTTCCTTAGCAAGTTCCACAGTGGCTTCAGTAAGATAGAACGCCTGATGTTCCATCCAACTCTTGACTTCAGCAAGTGCATCCGACTCACCGTATTGTAGACCTCGCTTGGCGTGCCAGTAAGCAAGATTAGTAATTCCAATGCCCAGAGGTTGGATCTCTTGATTGGATAACTCGCTTTGAATTGAGAGAAAGTCCTGGTAGTCAAGGATGTTGCACAGGCTTCGCTGCAAAATACGGCAAGCACGACGCATATCCTCCGGATGACGGAACGCACCCCAGTTGATCGAGCCAAGAGTGCAGAGTGCAATACGCCCTTCTGGATCGTCCAGGCGTTTGAAAGGTCTTGTAGGAAGTAAGATTTCACAGCAAAGATTACTTTGATAGATTGTATGATACTCAGGATCAAATGGTCCTTGGTTCATTACGTTGTCAATGAACACAAGATAGATACGACCTGTGTCTGTGCGTTCTTTGAGAATGCCGCCTTTGAACACTTCCTCAGCTGGCATGGTTTTCTTTCTCAACTTAGAATCAGCTTCGTATTTGACATAAAGCTCTTCAAACTTTGCTGTGTCTTTGTAGAACGATTCGTAAAGGTCCGGTACTTCATTGGGGTCAAAGAAAGTGATATTCTCTTTGTTTTTAAATCTACGCCAAAAGAAAGCAGATAGCACAACTCCGTAGTCCATATGACGGACTCGAGTTTCTTCGGTTCCTTGATTGTTCTTGAGAACAATGAGATCATCGAACTGATGATGCCATATGGGATAAAAAACAGTCGCACTTGCATTACGGATACCACCTTGTGAGCACGAGCGTAGATCACCAAACCACTTTTTAAGGAATGGGATCATGCCTGTGTGCATGATCTCGCCACCACGAATAGGTGAGCCGAGTGGACGCAGGCGCCCAATCTCTAAACCAATGCCAGCACGTTTGCTAGCATACTTGGCCATCATTTCGCCACTAGCAAAAATGCTATCAAGGTCATCGTCGCTACGAATGAGAACACAGGATGAAAATTGCTTAGTGGGAGTACCAAGGCCTGCAAGCACAGGAGTAGCCAAAGTAAAAAGCCCATCACTTGCCGCATTGTAGTACTCCTTGATTAGTCGCATACGAGCTGACTGTGGCTCTTCTTTGTGCATCACAGTGGCAGCAGCAATCATATAACGCACCTGCGGCGTTTCGTAAATTTGTCCTGTGGCACGATTGCGGACAAGATATTTTTCAATCAATTGCTCAATGGCTGCATAGCTGTATTGCTCGTCCTTTGAGTGATCAATGAACTCGTCCATTCGGTTCCACTCATCTTCACTGTACCACTCTAAGAGCTCATTTGTATACAAACCGGCTTCGATGTTGCGTTTGACAATATCGTATAGCCTGGGAGGTTTGTAGTCTCCATAAACATCTTTACGCAACATGCTCAAACGCTGTTTGCCCGCTACGTATTGATAGTTTGTGTGTCCTACATCTGGATTAGATTCAACGTCAATTAGATCTACAATAGCACGTAAGGTAATGCCGTCTATTTCTTTGGTACTAATTCCGTCGTAAAAGTGAAGTTGAGCTTTGATTTCTACCATCGACTGGCTCACGTCCGCTATACCTGAACAAACTTTTGCAATTTGTCCTTGCCATTTTTCCAACGCCAACGGCTCGCGAGTTCCGTCACGCTTCAAAACAGTGATTTGTTTCATTTTTACCTTAATTGTATTTTTAATTGTTGCTGTGTAATGCAGTGTCGAGGATTTTTCTTATCCCCTGGGTTGATATTTACAATAGTTTCCGGATCCCAATTCAATATATATTTCTCATTGTCGATCAGGACTAAATTGTCTCCGCCAACCTCGATCAACTCAGAATCTTGTATATCTGGGTGATCTATCAATGTAATAGTATACAACATTCCCAGGCCTCTTGCAAGACCACAATAGATATTATCGTCTAGTAGTTGCCAAGGATCGGGCCAATCTGCTCGATCGTCCCAGTGCAAATGGTAAGGAATCCACGGCGTCTTAAACCACCAAGAATTGATTGCACCAAGTGCTTGAATTTTATCTAAATTGGCGGCTTGCTTCCTGAGCTCATTCCAAGAAGCAAGCCTGTTTGAAAAATCTTTAGGCCACATTAACCGAGATTAGTAATTGAATATTTGATGGATCCGTTGATGCCTGTGTTAGAAGCAGTGTATGCAATAGTAACAGTGCCAGTGTTGTCAGTAGCAGTTAAAGTGACGCCAGTGGAACTATTTTCAACATAGTCGTCAGTATACACAAATCCTGTGCCACTTGCAACAGTGAGTGTTCCGCTGCGATAGCTGGTGTCTCGAATTATGGTATAATCCACTTTGAATGCTTTGATACCGTTGCCACCAGAGTTGGTAACAATTACAAGGTTTGCGCCAGCATTATTCAAAATTGTGTCTTGAATGCCTGCAGTTCTGCTATAGGTACCAAGATCAAGTGTGTTGGCCAGTCCAGTGACTTGAACATTGTTTTGATAAAAACTTAGAGCACGAGAGTTCATGCTCATGGCCATTGAGTTAGTATTGTTTAACTTAATTCGTGAATATGTTGTGGATTGTGTGTTATTTCTTACAAACATATCACCAACGCTGATATTGTTATTGGCATCAATGTCGATGATTGCAGTTGCCGGACTAGCGTACCCTTGGAAATGATTACCTACATCGTAGAATGTGTTATACCCTGTGGCGTTGAGACTAACATTGGTTATTACTATACCTTCGTTGTAGATATTATCAAACGTGTTTTGTAGAATTCTAACTCCAGTTGGTCCACCGTCAGTGGGACTAACATCACCAAGAACAATACCCTGGTGCAGGGTATCAAACAAACTATTGCTGATTGTTACGCCTTCTATTTGTTGATCTGTAGAAGTAGCATAATCAAACTTAGAAAAACTGCAACTATCCCAGACAATATTTCTGCAAACCAGACTGGGACTACTGATCCAACGTATTGCGGCAATGTCGTCGGTCGCTGTATTTAAATTTGCTTGTACCAGTGGGCCTTCGACAGCAACATCTTTAAAAATGCAATCTGGTGCTTTTTCAATCAGCACGCCATTTTGTATTACATTGGTCATAAATTTAATACCAGTGATCGAAATGTTGCCAGGTGAAGTTGCACCATTGGTAGCAATGTTCGTACCAGTTTGTTGCAAACTGTCAGCAGTTTGTACGATATATGCCGGCAAGGTTTCTGCAGCCCAGTATGTTCCATTTGTGACCAATGTTCCAATAGGAACACTGGCTAGACTTCGATAATACAATCCTCCAGAGCTAACAAGAACACCTGCAGAATATGCAATAGAAGATGTGTGCGGTTGCACATAAAAATAAATGATTGTGTTCTCTGAGCCTTCTCCATACAAAGTGGCATACGGAGGAATATCTAGGGTGTCAGTGATAACGTATACACCTGCTGGAAAAAATATGCTGCGTCGAATTTGTGGGTTGCTTTGGCGGCAATAAATTTGATATAATGCACGATTGATATTGGAGTGAACGTCGGTGATACCGTCACCGGTGGCTCCAAAGTCTGAAATTACTGCATAACTGTCAAGTCTACGTTGCAAACTTTGACTGACAGGAGTACCCGATGTAGCACCAGTTTGTACAGTGTAACCTGCATTTTCGCCCTTGTAGGTATATTCTGTAGCAAAACTTAAAATATCAGAAAATTCTGTTAAGATTTCTGTGTTGCCTACAACTGGCGCACCTTCTTCCAAGGTACCGTTGCCAATGAACAGTCTGCGTTGATCTGCTGCCCAACCCAACTCGGCTGATGCCAGCGGTTGCGGTAAATCTTCAATTAAACCCTTGCGCTGGGTGATGCGTGAAATCTGTACTATTGCCACTTTTGTGATCCTTGAGTGATCACATATTTAGCGCATCAAATAGTATAACTCAACTCGTTTCATCCACTCATTTGACCAGTATGCAAACTCGTCTTTTTGCACTTCAAACTCTAGATATTCAGGGGTAGAATAAGAGCCATCTGCCAACAGCTTGGGCTGGCAAGCCATTAAAATAACACCGTCTTCGATGTTGGTACCGTGCGTTTCGTTGTGTGCAGCAGCATAGGCAGCTAATTGTAGGAAATAATCCTCAATCCACTCTCGCTTCTTGGGCTTGTTGGTTTGTTTAAAATCCATGATTGCAGGACGACCTTTCCACACACCCAACAAGTCTGTGGTACCTGCATATAACCCACTATAATACAACGGAACTTCAACACCCCAATACTCGTCAACGTGCTGTAGACCTTTGAGAATAATTTCTGCTGCCATGAACCAGCTGGGATGAGCATACGGGTTGGAGGGCAAAGGTTTCATGTCTGCTGACATCACATAATGCTCTAAGTAGGCATGCATCCTTGTGCCACGATTTGCAGCTTCTGTGGTAATTTCCTGAGCACGTTTTTCGCCTACGGCCTTTTTCCAGTTGTCAAGAGCTTGGCGTTTTTCTTGTGGTTTTGTGCGGTCAAGAATGGTAGTAACCGAAGGTACTTTGCTGCCGTCAGGCAAACAGTAATGTCGCTTGCCGTCAATGGTAGTGCGGTCTAAAGGTGTGTAATTATAGCGTGGTGTAATCATTAGATAACTTTGAAAAATTCTGCTTCGGTTAGTATTTGTTTTAATTGAGGAATAACTTTGGCATCGAGGACAACTTTGTAGCCTTCCCGGAGAGTAAAAACTAGCTTACCGTCTTTTACTTCTACAGTGCAGTATACATCACCTGCGGGCGTAACAATATTCCTCATATTTTGTTTACTTCAATTCCTGACTGCTGGAGAAAATTAACCCCAGAATTATTCCTATACTCACTGCCAAACCAAACCCTACGAATACCAGATTGGTAGATAAGCTTGGCACAATCAAGGCAAGGAGCATGAGTAACAAATATATCAGCACCAACCCCGCTGTTATGGCTTCTAGCCAGCTTTGCAATCGCGTTTGATTCTGCATGCAATACCTCAGGTCTTGTGACCAAACTTGTTTGTTTTGTTTGTGGATCAGTCCACTCAAATTCACAGTTGTTGTCCCAACCTGCAGGCATGCCGTTGTAGCCGTAGCTGATCACTGTGTCATCTTTGACAATAACTGCACCTACATGCAGACGTTGGGCATGGCTGAGTTCGGCTGTGCGACGAGCCCAGTCCATGTATAAATCAATGTATTTTTGTTTCAAACTCTAAAACTTTCTCCGCAGCCGCAACGATCGCGTTCGTTGGGATTACGGAACTCAAAACCTTCGTTTAATCCATTACGCACATAGTCTATGGTTATACCGTATAGATAAGGCCTGTGTTTGGGATCCATAAAAACTCGTACCCCGTTGCTTTCGTGGTGTTCTACACAATGAGGATGTTCGTGGTCTTGATATTCTAACACATACGCAAGTCCAGAGCAACCTGTGGTTTTGACACCAATTCGAATTCCTAGTCCTTGGCCACGTTTTTGAATTTGTTGTTGTATTTTACGAGCAGCAATGTCAGTGACTGTGATCATTTATCTTACCTGTCCAGTTTCGCAGCCAGGCACGTTGCAGACGCACAATGTCTGCTGCTAGTTCACCTTGTTCTCGAACAAAGTTTGTAGTGTAATCGAGCACAGTAGGATCGGGTAACTTTACTTTGGCAGTGAGTTCGTGCCCTGCTCTTTCCATGCTCTTGAGCCCGTGTTTGCGAGCCAAGTGTTGAATCTTTTGATTTTCTGTAATGCAGTGCATGTACAAGACTTCGACGCCGTGTGTCTTGCCCCAATCAATCATGTGGTCCATGAGTTCGTTGGCAATGCCGCGTCCTTGATATTCTTTTTCAACGCTGACTGCCAACTCCCAATCCGAACCTTCGCGAGCTAGGTGCCCAAATCCTACAATTCGATTGTCTGTGTAGTATGTAAAGATGTGATGATCATCCCGATGATACAGGATGTTGAGAATTATAGAATCAATGGTTCCTGCAGATGCAGCGAAACCAAACCTAGTGTAACGATCTTCGTTTGTTAGGTTTTTTAAATGCTCGGCGTATTCTTTGAGATATTCAATGCGGCTGTGCTGTATTTTCATGACGTTTTTTATAATCTTCTACAGCCGCTTTGATTGCATCTTCAGCAAGGATTGAACAATGGATTTTGACTGGGGGCAGGGCAAGTTCTTCAGCAATCTGGCTATTTTTAAGAGCTGCGGCTTCGTCCAACGTTTTGCCTTTAACCCACTCGGTAACAAGACTACTGGATGCAATCGCACTTCCGCAACCGTAGGTTTTGAACCTGGCATCAGTGATAACTCCGTCTTCAACTTTGATTTGCAATTTCATAACGTCACCGCAGGCAGGTGCACCGACCATACCGGTACCAACAGTGGGATCGTCTTTGGCAAAGCTACCCACGTTGCGTGGGTTTTCATAATGATCGATAACTTGATTACTGTAAGCCATTTTGTACTAATACCCATCGATAACAATTGCAGTTGGCATCCAACAACTGCTCATAACGATATCCCATTGGAGGCACTGGCAAGGTTTGGGGAATGTTGTAAACCACTGGCGGTGGAGGAGGAGGGGTCGCTGCTCGTGTGGCTCCGTACACTACCAAACCACCAATCACTGCTGGTGCTACCCAGCCCCAGTCGTTGCCGCCGTGGTGATGATGATGGTGGCGATAACCATGATAAGGACCTGCTTGTGCAGCCGCACAGCTCAGAGCAAAAAACAAAACAAGCAATTTTTTCATTTGCGACTCCTATGTAGATAGTATACTACAATAACGTTATTGAGTCAATGTTGGTTGACCCAAAAGATTAAACGCCGCGATCTTTTCCGGCAGCTTTTTTGGCTGCTGCTGCCACAATATCCTGTGCCTTGTTAACAGGCATATTTGGTGTTTTGGTTTCACCGCCTTTGAACACCACAGGGTCATTGGTATTTGGTGTAAGAGGTTCGAGTACGTTGCTCAAAGGAGGCTGGTTTACCAATTCGGGGAGATTGTTTCGGGTAACCATGATTCCCAAATTACGGGCAACGTCTATAAATGCAGCTTGATCGATTTGTTTGCGAGAATTGGTATCCTCGGCGCGACCTGCAAGAAAGTCCACCAAGCCCAACAATTTGTCAGAACTTGGTGTACCTGGCATTGAAGTATCAACTTCAAAGATTTTCATTATCGCTTGGCTCGTCCCAGTGCAGCACCAGCTGCTTCAGCATCGGCATCAAGCTCTGCACCAACGTCAGCACCAGCCTCTGCACCCATTTCAGCACCTGCAGCAGCACCCATGTCAGCACCCATGTCAGCACCCATTTCGGCTCCGGCTTGAGCGCCAGCAGCGTCCATGCCTGGAACAGCAGGAGCAGCCTGACCAGTTACTACGCCCAAGGCCTGATCAAGTTGACCTTTGGCTTGTTGTAGACTTTGCATCAATGCTGTAAGAGCAGCAGTAACATCTGTGTTGAATTGTTGAGCTTGATCCATACCAACTTGATTCTTGATTGAATCAACCAGTGCAGGAAGTTCTTTGAACTGTAGTTCACTGACATCTTCTAACATGCCCTGCATGCTGTCAACCATGTCTTGAGCAGCAAGAACAACTTGAGCTTGTTGAACTTCACTTTCTTTGAGCATGCGATAAGCGCGGCTCACACGGCTTTCGGTATGCATTAATGCAATACCAGCAACCAGCTTTTGCTCATCAGGAGTAAGGTTTTGTCCTTTGCTGGCCTTGGTAAGTGCAGCCTTGACTTTGGGATCTTTTTGTGCAGCAATATTTTTTGCTACTTCGCCGGCAGAGCCCGCAGCTGGTGCAGCACCAGTAGATGGTTGAGCAGCACCTTGTACGGCCATTTGCTCAGCGATACGGCTGGTCAATGCCTGTTCCATCATAACAAGCTTGAGATACTCAGGGTTTCTCTCGCTGGTATGACTTGCAGTGGAACTACGCTGCTCGCCTAGAATTGATTGCACACGACCAAGCATGTATTGAGCTTGACGAATGTTTAATTTGTCAAACTTAATTTTTCCACCAAAGTAACTTTCGAAAACTTTGGAGATTTGTTTGCTAGGCGACGTGGCCGCTAGTTCATACAGTTTCATTGTTGAATCCTCTAATTTGTAAATATTTAGCCGAAATTATACATTTCTCGAGTTCGCGAGTTACCAATTCTAAGTTGGATATCTTGGGCTCAATCTTCATATTTACAATTTCGTAAAATGATTGGTGTCGGCTTTTGTTGCCCAGGGTTTGTCTGCAAGATACATCTGCTAGCAAAAGTTGACGCTTTTGATCCAGAGATATAATGTTGTTTGCACGTTGATATTGTTTGTATTTGTCAAACACACACCAAGCCATTGCTGTGCGTTTGTTATGAAATTTATGTATCAGTCTAGTATGCTCAGTTACTTGCCACAGTTGGTCCAGAGGTTGCAGATGATATTTTCCAAACACAATGTATCCGCCTTGTTCGTCGGGAATAATTGTGTTTTGGGCATGACGCTCAAATTCAATTTCAGCAAAGCGTTCTACTTTTTGTTCTTGGTTCATTTGAATACGTAGTGTGTTAACAACCAACCTATAACTGCAACCAGTGTGCCAATGATACCAACGCCCCAATTGAGTAGCTGATTGCTGCGTTTCTCTGCTAGCTTGGAAACTAATTCATGTGTTTTTTCAGAAACTTCCTTGACTTCGCAGATGTCTTTTTTTACTTCATTGAACTGAAGTTCTAAGTTTCGATATCTTTCTGCACACAGTTCAACGTGTGCTTCGAGACTCTTTTTTTCAATGTCGGTAGTTTCTATTGGCATAATCAACTATTTACCAATTCAAACCAAATGTTCTGTCCGGGAACCAATGGTGACGCAGTGCCCATGCCGTGTATATCAGCAACCATTGGCACATTTTCAGCATCTTGCTTTAGGCATCCCAGTGCATCACCATCCAACAAAAACACATTTTCGTTTTCGCTTTCAAAAGTAAATTCCCAGTTAGAATCGGTTTGAACAGGATCAGTTATGTTTTGTGGTTGGGTTCGAAGGCCAAATAGTTGCAGCAATGTTTCGTAATTGCGTTGTTGGTTGCGACTGCGTATCCAGTCTGATTGACTGCTGACTTGTTGCCTTGCTTGATCAACAAATGGCAAGTTGTCCAATCGCATCCTTCCGGTGACACCGGTTCTCCGGCAATCAAAAATAGTTCGGCATAAAATCTTCATTATGCGGATATTTAACGCCAAAAGAAAACCCCGGATTTTTTAAGTCCGGGGCTGGTTCAACAACTAATTGAATTAGTTAGTGAAAGTTGCGCTGGCAGCGGTTGTAACAGCATAGCCAAGAGCAGCAGTCAAAGCAGCGTCAAGATCGCCACCGTTGGTGAAGTCCCAAGCACCAGTTGGGTACACAGCCATAGCTAGTGTGGCAGTGTTAGAACTGTTGGTTGTGAATTCATACATAGCGATGGTAGCTTGTTGTTGAATTGTCTGGATAGCGATAGCCAAAGAGCTGCCGCTGACAGTAGCGTTACCTGTGAAAGTAACAGTACCGAAGTCCAGCTTAGGACCAGCAACGTTAACGGTAACACCGCTAACAACTGTGTTGATACCGGTGTTGTAACCAGCACCAGGTGATGTGGCGTTAACGCCTTGATCCATTACCACTACTGGTTGGAAGTCGCCACTTGTACGTGTAAATACAGCCATTTTAAATCTCCTTAAAGTATGGGCCTTTGACCCTACTCTTATTTAGTCAAACGGCAAAAAAACGGTTCATTGAGGGTTGTTTCGGGCACGATTTCTAGCAGTGAAATCAAAGCGATTCACAGCTTTTGCGTAGCCTGCAGGAGTAGCCATGACCCAGCCTTCGTTGCCTGGACTTTGTTGATCTAACTGTTGTAGCACATTCATCTTGAGCTCGTGCAACTGCAAGAACAGTGTAAATGCAGCAGCTAGGCCTTGTGTATTGCTGGCCGGGCTCTTGAGATATTCCACAATATTGGCAAACTTGCGCGGTGTAACCTTGGTCTGTAACCACTCACCAAACTCAGGCAGTAAATTGTCAAAGTTTCCTGACGGGATTTTGTAGTTGATGAAGTCAATACAAAGCTTGGCCAAGTCAGTGATCTGTGCTGCTCGCAGTTCTGCAGGGTTAAACAAGGTATCCACTGCTGCTGCACTTTGACGCAGTGTAGATCGTATTTGTTTTACTAGGCCTGGATCTGCTGCAACTTGTTTGGCAGCAATTGGTTCAATCAACAGCAGGCCGGGAACATCATTAAATCCCACACGTTTCAGCGGCTGTCGTTCATCACCTTGGTCAGCATACATCGAGTGCATGGCTATGCCAATGTTGCTGTTGCCAATTCTTTGTCCCAAACTGCTTTTTGCAGGAATTCTGTATTCCACAGTGTTGGGTTGGAAAACATAATTGCCGGCAACCACAGGAGGAGTTTCTGTATACAGTAAGTCGCCCTTGACATATCCACGGAAGTTTGCAGGAAGAGCAGCCTCCAACGCAGGCCACAAACGAGTGTATAACTGTATAAGCCCACTGCGTTCGCCACTGCGTTGGCTTTGGATCTGTGCCATCATTTTAGGACTGGTCGCAAGTCCATCGTAGCCTTTGGCTTGGAATCCTGAATCATCTGTAAGCACAAACTCACCTGTGCTGGGCTTGCGACCAAACACCACAGCAGGCTTGCCGTCCCACTTTACTGTGGTAGTAGCAGGTTGCTCAGCAGCATGCGACAGTATATCCAAGGCCTGTTGGACACCGCGACTACCGCTGCGGAACACTAGGTCTTCCAAGTGTTCAATACCTTTGGCACGACCGCCCACGCCGGCTTGTTCGGCTTCGACCAGTGGTTGCATACCTTGATTAACGATACGATCACGTAACCTAGCAAGAAAACTAACGTCATTTTCTTTGACTGCCGAAGGACTAGGCAGTCCTTCCTTGGCCAAGTGTTCTTCAAAGTCTGCAACTTTTTTGGCACGATCGGGATCTTTGGCCAGTGCAGCATAAATGCTTTCCACAGTAGACAGATCCTGTCGTGTGGCCTTGGGACCTAGAATAATTCTAGCAACTTCGTCGGGATCTTGGCTGACCAATTGGTTAGTTGTTCGTAAAAACATGCCATTGGCACCAATTTTCAAACCCTGTTGCTTGGCAATAGAGCTCATGAGTATAGCACGATTCATACCTTTGTAAGCTGAATCGGGTCCCGATGAATAGTAGAATATACCCCAATCTACATTAGGGAAAAACATAAAATCAGTTTGCACAAATCCGTTGTTTGCATCGCCAGCAATGGGTGTTCGGAAATGTACTTCTCCTGCAGCCTTTACAAATTCTCGAGGATCTTGTCCTTGGCTTTGAACAAACTGTGTAAGTTTAGCTGCAAGCTCGGCCTTGGATATGGTGCTGGTGTCAACTGCAAGATCAAGGTCACCAGAGTCGGGCTTTTTGCCTGTGCTACCTAACCAGTGACTAGGATACCCTGTTGTAGGATCTTCGGGTCCTGTTAAATCTAGGCCTGTGACAGCCTCTAACCACTGAACAGTTGCTGGAATATCTTCTTGTTTGATGCGTTGGGTAAGCGGTACGCCCATTTTGTCTTTGAATACGTTACCGCCTTCAAGTAATCTGTTCATCGTCGTTTTCTTTGTCGTTGTGGTCCACGGGCAACGGGTTTTACTGGTGCCTTGGGAATAATTTCTTCTTTGCCTAGCCCTTGATCAGCCAAACGTTCTAGATATGCAACACCAGTTGCTCCGACTGGTTGATTAATTTCGTTGAACCATCCTTTGACAGTTTTAAAGTAAACTCCGCGGGTTTTTGGATCAACAACACGAATTCTGCGTCCGGGTGCTACCATAATTCCCTGATCCTGTGCAGCAGGTGTAGGGGCAGCGGCAGCGGCAGGGACAGCAGGGGCAGCAGCGGCAGGTGTAGAAGCAGCAGCAGGAGCAGCAGCGGGTTCGGTTGTTGCACTTGCCGGGTCAGCTACTTTGCTAGTTGCTGTAGCAGGGACTTTTTTTCCATATCGATCTTTTTCAAAAGCATCGACACCAATGGCCGATTGTGTAAATCTGTTTGCCATTGCTTTGCCAATTTCCCCTGCAAAACCTTCAGTGATTTCACGAATCTGCATGTGTTCTCCTTACGCTGCGAGAGAACTTGCCAGCATCTTTGCAGCGAATGGCATTTAATAACTTGCGTGTGAGATTTTCTGCTTGGTCGGGTGGATAAGCATCTTCAATTTGTTCTACTAGGCGTATGGCACTGGCAATTATATTGCTAGCACGGCTTTCAATCAGCAGGCGCTGATCACGCTCGATATACAACGAGTCTAGTTCTTCTAAAATGCTCCGTGTCTTTTTTTGCATGTTATCGTGGGCCTTTGGATTATTTACCTATTTCTTAGTAACAATAAATATCTAATAGTAGCACACCTACAAGGAATAATCAATGACTAGTTCAATCAACCCCAACAACATCGACGGCAATTATCCAACTGCCGGCGTGCCCAACAACACCCAAGGTTTTAGGGATAATTTTACCAATACAAAAACAAATTTCCAATATGCTGCCAATGAAATCACCGAATTACAAAGCAAGTCTATATTGAAATCTGCTCTTACAGGTACTACCCTAAACAACAACATGAATGATAATCCCATTTATGCTGTTGAACTTAGAGATGTTAGTTATACATATCTTCCGCTGACTGCTACATCCGGATCAATTATAATTGATTATTCTGCAGCACCATTTCAGCAGGTAAATTTAACAGGGTCCGTTAGTTTAAGTTTTACTAATTGGCCTATAACTGGCAAAGCTGGCACTGTTCGAGTAGCATTTAACATCACCAACACTGCTTACACTGTTACGTTGCCTGCCGCAGTGAGTCAAGGTGTTGATCTTATTGCTGGTATTAGCCCAGGTACCGCAGGCGTAACAAATACCATTACATTTGGAACCACTGGCAATTATGCATTTGAATTTGTCACTGTTGACGGTGGCACTACTATTTGGATTTTTGACGACAGTCGCAGCCCGGGCAAAATTAATACAACTCTAAACATCACCAACACCACTGCCAGTACCAGTAAAACCACAGGTGCGTTGGTAGTAGCTGGTGGTGTTGGTATAGGAGGCAACCTAAATGTTGGCGGTAATTTAAGAACTTATAACAGCAGCACAGGCAACATTGCATTCCAAGCTGATACCAACGGTTTTGTTACTATCAATGCTCCTACTATTCCTGCCAACACCACTGGTGCATTGCAGGTAGTGGGTTCTACAGGTGGCTTTTATCAACCGATCCTCAATGCTGGTGGAATGATACACGTCACCGGCAATGATGGAACTGCTAGTAGAATTACCAATGACAGTTTTGGTACCGCAGCTAATGCCTATCCATTGATGGTACAACGTCGAGGTCGAGGAACCGCTGCTTCGCCCAGTGCTGTGCAAACCGGTGACATTTTAGCAAGATACGGCGGCACTGGATACGGCAATGTTGGATATGTGGTTGCTACTGGTAACGTTGCTACCAATACCATAGATTTTGTGGCCTTGGAAAACTTTACCACAGCCAATGGTGGCGCTGCAATACAACTGTATACCAGCCCTGTTGGTTCAGTAACTAGAACACTCAGCGCCAACGTTACTGCTGCGGTTACCACGTTTCCAGCCAACGTAGCTGTAGGAGGTTCGGGAGGACTGAGTCTAACAGATGGCGGCACGTTGGGTTACGGTGTGGGTGCAGGCGGCACTGTGGCACAGTCGGGTAACAAGAGTGGTGGTGTAACACTCAACAAACCCAGCGGTGAGATTACCATGCAGAACACTGCACTCGGTGCTGCAACTATTGTTAGTTTTGTGTTAACCAACAGTACTATCGCTGCAACTGACGTTATTGTTGTCAATCATGTCAACGGTGGCACTGTGGGTGCTTACACTGTAACTGGCGCTTGTGGCGCAGGATCAGCAACAATCTATGTTCGCAACAACACAGCCGGCTCATTAAGCGAAGCACTTGTGTTGCGTTATGTTGTGATCAAAGGATCAACGACTTAACTTGCTCTGATTTTGCCCAATAACTGCTTGAGTTTAGCACTTTGCACATCAGCAGTTATCTTGGGTGCATCATCTGCTTGAGCCATGGGTTTGTCCCAGGCATGTGTACCGCCAGAGGGTTTTTCCCACACTGGCGGTTTTTCTTCGCTGTTGGGTGTGACATTAGCCTTGGCTTTGATTGAATCCATGATGTTGGAACTAGGCTTACGTGCAAATCCGCCACTGGTATCACCGTCATCACCGCCGGCATCTGTAATACGCATAGTTTCGATGTTGTATTCTAAATCGATCTTTTGACCGACACCCGTAGAACTACGACTCTTCATACACTGGATTTGATACTTGCCGCGCTCTTTCATTGCTCGGCTTGTAAAGATACCAAACACGTTGTCTGCTGTGTTGATCTTTGAAATACCACCCGAGATATGGCTGTGATCAAATTCAATCTCTTCCACAGCAGATCTGTTTAATTGCGATGCAGTAACCATGAGTATGCCTAGCTCTTTGGCTAGATTACGAAGTTCTTCGCTTACATACTTGTCTTTGACAAACAAGTCATTGGGGCTGACTTTTGCACTCACCGGCATCAACAAGTCCAGATAGTCAACCATCATAAAGTCAACTCGGCGTCCTGTTTTGATTTGATACTCTTTTAAAAAAGCACGAATATCATTGATGTTGCTTTGTGCTGGCAATGCTTTGACCTGATAGCTGCCTGCTTTTTTGCCCACCATCTTGACTTTGAGTGCTGCGGTTTCTTTGTCTCTGCGAATATCTTTGGTGCTCATGTCGGTAAGCATGGCCGCTGTGCGCAAGCCTGTTAGTTCTTCTGAGAGTTCCAACGAAATGTAAACACCATGCAGGCCTTGTTGCACCCAGTTCAGTGCAATGTTCATCATGACCAAAGATTTACCTGAACCTGAGCCACCAGCAAAGATGTTTAGTTCACCACGACTGAATCCACCGTACAACAGCCTATCCAACTGTGGCCAACCTGTTGAAACTTGTCCGCCATTGTCAAAGTAACGTGAAAACATGCCTTCAGGGTCATTCCAAAAGTCCATGCCTAGATCTTTGGTCAATGATATTTGCACAGCATCTTTGATCAGTTTTTCAACTGGTTCAAATTCACCTTTTTCCAACAGGTCTGCTGCCTTTAAGATAGCACGTTCTAGTTCTTGGCGTTTGGTAAAGCCTTCAAACTCAGACATAAACCAGTCATAGTGTCCTTCGTTTAGATCAGGTACTGGTTGTAGTTTGACACCTGTTGCTGCTGCAATTTGTGTGCGGTCCGGCAGTGTGTTATATTTGTCCGAGTGTTCTTTGATGAACTCGGCTGCTGCTCGTAGATTTTTATCAAAGTTTTGCGGATTGTAAATGTTTTGGACACGCACATAACTAGATGCGTCTTCCAACATCATTTCTAAAAACAACCGCTGTACATCAACTCCGTAGTCTTTTAACAAGATTCTTCTTCCTCAACTCAATTTTAATTTTGCTTGTTTCTCTTGATTGCATGATACTTAGTACAGTGCCCAGCTTGCCGTACTTCTTCACTGCATCGTTTACGTCTTTGCAATCTTCCCAGTTGGGTATGCTTACTGCCCACCCTAGTTCTACTGCACGATCGATTAATTCCAAGCCTGCTTTGTCTTGGTCGGGTATCACTGTTATTTGTCGATCCAGACTGCGAATTAATCTTGCTTGTGCATCCGAAATTGTGTTGTGCATCACAGCAAGCCCGCCGATCGAAAGTGCATCAAAGATACCTTCCATTACAAACACATGCTGCCAATCTTCGGGCTGTTGATCTATGCCAAACACATAGCCCGGCTGGCTGTCTGAAATAAACTTGGGCTGCTTTCCATCTATGAATCTAGAGGTCCATCCTACCAGTTTGTTGTCATAAGTGAAAGGAACAATAACGCTGGGCCTGGTCCAATGTATGCCATCTGTGCGTATCTGCGTCATCAACGGAAAGTCTTCAGGAACATGTCGAACTCTAGCATATTCCCAATACTTTGGAAGATCCGGAGTAATCAGTTCGGCAGCAGGTGGTAGCTCACGCTCTTCAAAAGCGATACCTTGCAGTGTGTTGGATACACGCAGTCGATCATCCAAGATGCCATGTATGTTTTTGTGTCGCAGACTTTCAATTGTGAGTGCTTCAATTTCTTGTTCTGGTACACCCATCCATTCCATTAATCTTCGAGCTTTGAAGCCAATGGATCTGCCCATTTGAAAACTAGCAGTGTATCCGCAGTTGAAGCAATGATAGCTCCAACCCAATTCATTGAATTTCATACCCCCGCGCTGGCGTCGGTCTGAGTTTTGTCCGTTGTGGTGACAACACACTGCATTGAAACTGATCCACCCACTGGGGCTGGATTTTCTTTTAGCAGGTAGATAAGAACCGATGTCAAGCATCAGTGTATTTTAGCAAAAAGTTTAAGCAAAATCAACGATAATGGATGTTGGTAACTTCGCCGTTGGAGATCAAAGCCACAGCATAAAGATTGTTACCAAATATTTCAGGAATGTATCCCGAACCTCCTGCAACTACATTGTAACTGGTTACAGCATTGCCGGTGATATTGGCAGTGACCACTGCCCCAGCGCCGGTGCCCAAAATCTGCACTCGAGGAGAAGCAATGTATTCATAACCACCATTGACTGGTATAACCGAAGTGACCACACCGTTGGTTACTTCAACGTTGGCAGATGCTCCATAACCAACTGAGCTGTTGAGTGCTACACGCAGCAATGGATGATAACCAATTACATTGAAGTACACAGATTCTGTGGCATTCAAATACTGTCGGCTTTCAGTTACATTGTACCATTCACTTTGATAGTTTGGAGCACCTTGTATTTTGATTGTGCCTGTAAACTGAATCAAGTCCATCTTGATGGTAGTAAATCCAGATTCGTTGCTGGGAATGTAGCTGCTGTAATATTCTGTTTGTTTGTAGTAGCTCAGTGGCTGCGGATTTTGTGCCCAGTCCGGCCAGTTGGTAGGCTGCACATTCATGCTGCCCATGTTCTCATTGCCGTAGATGTCAGGCACTGTGATCGCTGCACTGGGAATGAACTGAGGAAATACGCTGTCAACAACATTGCAATCTGCTCTGGCCCCCGCATTAGCATCTACAAACACAGCTTGTTGGTAGTCACCTTGATTGCGTTGGATACTGTAGCTGGCGGGTTGCGCTTCGATGTCGTCTGTATCTTCGGGGGTCAGCACAACTTTAACCCGTCCCAGTGGTGCAGAAAGCACTTCCATTTGTTTTTCAACAAACAATTCTGTACCGTTTTGACTCAGTAAGCGAAACACAAATGTGGACCCTGTGATGTTTACAGGTTTTTGTGCTTGATTGATAAATTCAAAGAGTAGAACATTGTCTACTCCTTTGTTAACTGTTAGGGTTTTTGCGTACACGGGTTCATACCTCATAGTGAAGTACCCGCCACTGGTGTCAACTAAGAGTACCCTGGTGATTTGTTGGTATAAGTATGCAGTGGTCGAATACATAAAGATCCTCGAATAGTATTTATGGGTAACAATATTTTTGAAAAACTGACGGAGAAATACCCCTTTATAACATTATGCCTGTATGCCAACCAGGAATATGTGGGTGTGGTACAAAACAGAGACGAAACTGTGACCACTATCTATGACTTTGGAAGTATTCAAAGTCAGGAAGACAAGTTAGAATTCTTGGAATTAGCTGGACAATGGTGGTGGGAAAGCAATAGATCTATCCCAATCAACATATTTTTGCGGCACGATTGGGATAAATTTCGAGGGACCTTGCGTACATTTATAAACAAAGATTTAGAAATATTACACGGTCCGACCTGTAGCTTGCTGGACCTAAGCCGCAAAAAGACCAAACGCAAATCTATTACACTTGTTCGCCGTCTTGACTGAGCAAATTCATATGCAGCGCAACCAATTGCGCATAGCCCAATGCATGTGACTTTTTAAATGTGTAGCCCCGGCTATCATCACCATCCCATACGCTGGCAAAAACTTCGTCCCAAGGACGCCGCTGCAAATGCGCCTTACCGGGACGAATAATCGAAATAAAAGCAGCCATCCTGGGTATCGAGTCTGGTTGCATTTGCACCATTAAATCCACATAGTTTCCTACATGCACTAACTGAGAGGCCCAAGGTTCATCAGTCCACAGCCTTGCCCAGTTGGGCGTTTGCTGTAGCATTTGTTCATAATGTTCGGGGCTTTTGACCAAACTGTAAACACTCATGTTTAAAAAGTCTAGCTTGAAGTAACCGCGACGTTCTGCAATTTCGTAGTCAATGGCTGCACAATTGTTGACTGGGTCTCGCGGGATATCAGTGACATAGATGCCCGAGTTGTGTTTTCGACCTGTATCGTCTAGCCGTGCTGGAACGTGCTGAATCAGTTTCAGTAATGCGTCCCTGTCGGGCATGTCGATGTCGATGTCTGCACTCATGCGTTGTCCACTAGTGCAGCTACGACCCGAACTTGTTCTTCGGCTTGTTTAACTGCTTTCAGTGCATCTGCCACACTGGGATGTTTGGCAGCAAGATCTCGCAGTCTTTGTTCTTCGGCCATTTTTGTCCTAGCCCAATTTACAATAGATTGCACTTCGGGAGTAAGTTCTACTGTAGTATACGATGAAGACAGTGTTAGCCAAGATATTCCATCATACACTTCCATGTTTTGACTAGAGCCGTTGTAACGAACTTGTCCAACTAGTGTGTTGTTTGACGACGAGGAATTGTTATAAAACTGCGGCCAGCTAGTGTAACCGCCGTTGACTTGTACACCGTTGCTGCCGTTGATACCTTTGATCATTTTACCATCCTGCTTGTTTTAAAATATCTCGAACCCAGATTTGATCTGCTGGGTAGTCTGCAAATTTCTTTTGCCATGTATCTGAATCAATGTAAGGCCAAATCATTGTCAACTGCTCGCTGTTGATTTGATTCAAAAATGTTTGTCCAGCATCGCTGTTATAGATAACCCAAGGACTGATTCTACCTGTAGTTATAGCATAGCACAGCATGTTATTGCTACCATAACGGAGACAGTCTTGTGGTTGTGCTGAATGCTTCTCTGCCCAATCTATGCTATACTCAACAGATCTGGCCACTGCATCTGCTGCGGCTTCTGTTCGCAAATAGTCAATGAGATATTCTGTGTACACACGATCTGAACACCACTGATCAATCTTTTTTTGATTCTTCAACAACCAATCAATCATGCGACTGGGGTTGATTACTCTAGTGTCTATACAATAGCGTCCAAACTTTACAAAGGCTTTGTAATAAGCACTGTCTGCAAAATCATCAAATGACTTGTGTTTGGATCCTTTGTGCATCATACTGTAGAACTGTAGGTATGCTTGGAATCCAATTTGCACTCCACGCTCATTTTGCTCCATGCGTCGACGCTTGGGTTCACACATGTGTACCGCAATTGTACTTTCTCTGGCAAAAGTTTTCTTACAAAACTCGCACTGATAAGTCATTTCACTTTTTGTCTTCACCGGCTGATCTAAAGTAAGCATCAATTTCTTTTTGTGAAACAATTTGCATCATGACGTTGATTTCGTCATCTTTGTAATCAGGGAAAATTTCCTGCAATGCTTTGCGTTTGGTACTGTCGCCCGCTACTTTCTTTTTAGGTGCAATCCAATTATGTCTAAAACTGCCCATATCTGGACTCACAGTTGTTGCACACAGCCATTGCAGTTTTGGATGCCGGCTGAGATCAAAGAAGTTTTTGTTGAGACGCTCGTTGGTAGAGATTACATAGAATTCCTGCAGATCCCGCGAGCCTTCAACAGCAGAGCCCCACCGAATCATTAGATAGTTTGAAAACTTCTTGCGTTCTTCGGGAGTAAGATCATCATAGAATGATCTGACCTTGCGGTCAAACATCTTCATCTCATTGGCAATGTTTAGTTTATCGCTCATCTTGAATTGCACTTTCTAGGTATGCAGTTACCTTTCTTTTACCGTCCCATAAACCACGTTCTATTGTAACCAATCTCCATCCTAGACCGCCAAGTTTGTTTAGATCATCTTGTATTTTTTGATCGTTAATGAGATCGTTGTTCTTATCAGTCCACGAATAGACATAGTATTGATATCTGTTCATTATTCTTTGCGTAAATTATACAGCACAAACATTTTGTCCAACAAATCTTTCATGTCCGGATGTTGTTCACACATAGCCAACACCTGATTCATTTCGTTCATGTAGTACCGACGTTCGGCCGTTTCTTGTTGCTGGGTATCATACCCTATCAACTGACGCTCAGTCTTGCCAAACTCTCGTGCATAGACACGACCGTCAGCTCGTTCATAGATGTAAGTTGCACCGGGTTTGAGAGTGCCCATCAGTGATTCCGTTTTCCGTCAAACACACAGTTAAACACAAGATTCATTTCGCCGTCGTTGATCACTCGATGAAATGCACCGTTAGGAATCAGCACAATATCGCCCGGATTGACTCTGAACTTTTCTTCGTCTACAATCATCATGCCTGTGCCTTGCACAAAGAAATAAACTTCTTCTTGTCCTGCATGACTATGTCCGCGAGTCATTTGTCCGCGATACAGTTTAGTTGAACTCAACACAAGATTGTTCAGCGTCTTGTTGTCCTTGAGCAGATAGGTTTCATTGTCTTTGACAATTTCACCACCAATGTCGTGATTATCGTATTTGAGTTTCATTACCAGGCCTTGTTGTAATCTACAATTTCACAGTTTCTACTAATGTCTTTGACAAAATACACACAGTCGGGTTCGGGATCATCGTTGATGGGAACAGCCAACATCTGTCCGTTTTTTAACTTGGGTGCATACCAACTTACATCGTGGTATACATCTAGAATTTCAATGTCGGGAAAGCTGGGCCTATAACTAGACAGTGGATTAAATTGAAATACCTTGAATCCGCGATCATTGATTGACGTCAATGGCAATACTTCCAGATCACCAATGTCGGGTTCGCCGATCAGTACTTGCCAGTCCATGGGCATCTTGATTGTGTTGTTTCCAATACGCAGTACAAGTGCAGGACTGTTAAAACTTTCTAGAAAAATCAACGGAATAAAATGATAGTCAGGATCCTTGGGGTCACTGTTGTCTAGTATTGCAAATCTCATATCATCTACTTCTTCGGGTAAATGATCTAGATCGTAAAAGGTATTGTCTAAGGTTAATATACGCATATGATATTATTGTATAGATTGAAGTGGATAAAGTCAACCTTAGGCCAACTTCATCCATTCTAATTTTTCTGTAGTAAAAGGATAATTGGCTTCTTTGTAGTAGGCTTTGCGTTTGGTTAGATGTCGCTTGGCAAATTTACAAGTAGAAGTTATGTCCCAGATTTCAACATGATCTTTGTCCTCAGCTTTCCGGATACCACGACCAATCGATTGGATAACCCTAACAAACGACTTGCCAGGCTCGACAAGAACAAGATTAAAAATACGAGGAATGTTAATACCAACCGCAGCCACGCCGTATGTAGCCACGATAATTTTGTCATTGGCTTCTGCCACAGATTCATATTCTTCCTGTCTATCTTTTGATTTGGTTGCGCCTGACACAAACACTGCACGGTCTCCTAGGCGTTCTACTAGTGCGTGTCCAGCTGCCACACGATCAACCAGCACCAATGTATTGCCTGTTTCGTTTACTTGTTGTATCAATGCTGCCATTGCGTCCAGTCGTCCAGACTCTTCTAACAAGTATTTCAACTCACTTTGATAATCTTTGTACTCAACGTGATCAACTAATTGTACAATATTCACATGGCAATTTGCAAGCACGCCTTGCTGTTGTAATTCGTTGGCACTGAGCCTGCTGACCACTGGTCCCAAGCTGACCAACAAAGCCATGAATTCGTACTTCTCCTTGGGCACTGTGCCTGTCAAACCCCAGCGAATTGGCACTTGCGACATAATGCCTGTTAGCAGTGTTTTCAATGCATCTGCTTTGGCCATGTGTACTTCGTCGACAATCAAACACACAACATCTTCAATAAAATCTTGGATAGTGATTTCGGCTACCCCGTTCTTGGTATTCTTCAACAATACGTTGAGGCTTTGCCATGTGCAGATGGTATGCTTATGTCCGTGCTCCTTGCGATCACCAAAGTATACGCCCACGTCCAGTCCTACATTGCGATAGTCCTTTTCGGTTTGTCGCACAAGGTCTTTGTTGGGCACAATCACAATGCTTCGACCATATGCTTCCACTGCGGCACTGAGTGTGGCAGTCATGATTGTTTTTCCTGCACCTGTGGCCACTTCTTGAATGCTCTGCGGGTTTTGCAAAAAGTTGTTGACAATCTCTACCTGATAGTCACGCAACATAATGGGCTGTCCTTCTGCAGGATGCCCTTTGGGCCATGTTTTGTGTGCCCAACTGTGCTCTTCTACTTGGTTAAAATCAAAAGTGTTTGAATATGTACGCTGGTCATCTAGCTCAATGTCGTAATCATATTGTTCCAGTATAGGCACAATTTCCGGCAGCAGGTTTGTAAACGTAGAGCCACCCAACTGAAAATAACTTACCTTGCCGTCCCAACGTCCTAGTCGCACAGCAGGAAGATAACGTGCATAAGGTACGTCATACTTGAATGTGTTTACTAATTTTTTGCGGCAATCTAAATCAAGTCCTTCGATCTTGATGTTGACTTCGTCCTTGATAACAATAGTTGCTTGTTTCATTCTATAAATTTAGCTAGTTCAGGAAACACAGATGCAAAATCGGTATTCCTGTATTGATCATGTTGCTTTAGGTAATGTTTAAAGCTGTTCCAATGCTCACTGTCATCGGTGTTTTCAACAATGCTTGCCCAGGTATTAACGTCTGTGTCTGTGCTGTTTTTTAAATGCTGCGAAATTATCTTTCTCACTGGCTCTGGCCAAACACCCAGTCTCATGTGACTGGGGTTGTGAACGCGGCCTAGCCATGGTCTAGGCAGACCTTGATTATAGCACCATTGAACAAACTCATCAAGATAAAAGATATTGTATGCACTGACTGTGTGGCTGATGCTGAGTCTAAAATTGGCATCTTTGACTGACTGGTATCGGGCAACATTGGTTTGCAGTGTGCTCCAGTCTGCAGGATATCGTATATATTCGTATCTACTGCCAACACCATCAATACTGAGTTGCATATCAATTTCTCGAAAATGCTGCCAGCGATCCCACCAACTTTGGTCAGGGTATATTGTTGCATTGGTAGTGTAATGCAGTGTAATGTCTTTGGCCTGTCCGGTTGCAATGTAAAAATCCATCAAAGATTTTTGCTCGTCAACGCCGCTTAAGAACGGTTCGCCGCCGGGAATGTCTAGGTGTATTAGGTCTGGAACACAACTTGTAAATTGTTTAACAAAATCCTTGCGATAAAAATGCAGTGGACGATGTTCGATATTGTAAATTTCTTTGTATTCCTGATGCCATTTACTCGATGAATAGCTGTTGCATGTGATGCACTTTAGATTGCAAGTGTTTCCAAATGCAATACTGGCAGTAAGGACTTTATCAGTCTGATGCTTATCGTAGTGAGAGTGCCAGCGTTGGCGATCTAAAATCCGTTTGCTTTCGACGCCGTTTTGCTCGTCAATTTGGCATCGCTCGCAGCCGGCAGGCCACCGGTCCTGTTTTATTTCGGTTTTTAATTGCTCAAGAAAATTGCTTTGCAGATACTCGTCAACCCCGTCATCGAGTATATTGTAAATTTTGTCATAGTGTTTGAGCTGAAATTTACAGCATGGAGACAGTGTTCCGTTGGGGCTGATATCTACATTGGTCCAAGGGGAAAAACAAAAAGGCATAGTATATTTAATATACACTGATGCCAAGCAAAAGTCAAAAAAGTAGGCACCGAAGTGCCTACTATAAAGCCTAGGGCCGGAGCCAACCGTATGTTGCCCTAGGAAAACTTAATCCATATTTACTGTGCGAACATCGAACCCTGTTTCAAAATAATGATTAGCTTCGTCGGTGTCATCTACACAAAACAAAAACACATCGCCATCCCAAATTTCGTACATATTGACCCTTAAAAAATTGCGTTGGCTGCTGCTGCCGCGTTCCATGCTGAGAAAAAAATGTTCATCCATCCTAGACCATTGTGGCCATTTTCAAAATCTCGCTTGGCCCATTTTAGCATAAGCCACGACAGGAAGATGTTTAAAACGACCCAGACGCTCATAGTATTGCAACCAAAAATATAAAAAATGCCACAACTGGATGTCCAAACAACAAGGCCATCATAGCCAGCACAGTGCCAAAGAATGCTTTATCGGATCCCACTACGGTCTTTCCGAGCCATCCAAACCAATGGCGCAAAGATTACTGCCATGAACACTACCCAGGGCAATATCAATTTAACAAAGTCGGCACTGCCCAAAATCCACAGCATGTAAAGAGAAAATGCTGTAAGAATGTAAATCAGATATGCAACAATGCTCATGTTATTCCTTTAACGAAACGGGACTTATTGGCACTGCCCGTTACGCACACGGCAGGGGTTATTCTGCAGGTTTCATACAAGTGGTTTCTGCCAGACGCTTCCACTTGGTTTCGCTCATCTTGCGCAGATCAGCAATCTTGATTGCCATGCGCAGGCTAACTTCACGCAGACGATTCTTGTTGTCATCCATGAAGTCAATGATCTCGTTTTGCACAACTTCATCAAAATCATAGTCGGCAAACAACACGCCGTCTTTGGCGATCTGTTTGATACGCAGGATCTTGTCACGCATGGTGTCCAGCGTAAGGTCCAGATAGTGACAACGGCTCTGCAGAGCATCCAAGTGATCACGCAGTTTCTGCGACTTCATCTTGTCAAACTTGAGGTTGGTGATGAAGATCACTGAGCCCTTGAACTCGAAGCTGTCGGGGATGCCTTCTTGACGCAGGATGCGACTGTCAGCAAGCCACGAAATCTTGCGCTTCTTGCCCGAGTCCAGCGCACCTTTCAGCAGGTTCAGTGCAACGTCATCTAGCAAGATGCTGTCACAGTCGTCAAACACAATCACGCAGTTAGGGTCACTGTACTTGTACAGAGTTTGGTACAGGCCAATAGGCGTTGCCGAACCTTTGACAACCTCGGCGCGGAGACGCTTGCCGGCAATCTTGTCAAACATAGTGGCCTTGTCAATTTCTTGCTCAACACCAAAGCTCTTGCCAACACCAGGAGGGCCTGACACGATCATTGCACGAATGTCGCCGGAGGTAGCGGCCTTGGTCATTTCGTGCAGGATTTCAAAGCGCTCGCGAATGCGCTCAATGGCTTGTTCGTCGGTTTCTTGCACGACTGCGGCCTTTTCAAAATGTACGGTGTTGTCTTGTGTCATGCCGCTAGTATACTCGATATCCGAAATATCTTCAACCCGCACACGGATCGTTTCCGGGCACTTAGGGAAGACGCCACCATTCTTAACAGTAACGTAGGCGCCCCTGGCTCCAGTTTGGAAACCAGACACTAGTTCAAACACAGTGTCAATGACAGGGATACCGCGGTAGTTACCGTTGATGATGCGAATAGTACTCATGTTGGCTCCAGTGAGTGGTTGTTTTGTTACTGTTCTTGTATTATAGCAGGTTGCGAATTATTGGTCAACCTTGGTGTTTTGTTCAAATTTCAGTTGGCTTACACGGATCTGGTACACTAGGTTCATAAAGATGCCCAGCACCACAACACCGAGCCCAGCAATGATAGCCTGCGGACCGTAGTTTTCCATTATATAGTCTAGCCCTGTGCTGACCAGCACCGCGACAACAATAAAACCCACAGTGCCCAAAAGCACTTCAACTCCAGCACGTAAACGAATGTTCATATGTTTTCCTTTCTATGCCATTATTATAGCATTTGGCGAATTTTGAGTCAACCGGAAAAGTAATACTCAAGTATTACTTTGCCAGCGTTTGCAGAAACATGTTTTTGAGCTCTTCTACGTCCTCGTATTCCACGTAGAAGTCGGTAGTAGGATCGTAGTACTTTCCTGCCTTGGGATCGTAGTACAGCACCTGACCGTTGGGATAGAAAAAGGGACCCTCAAGACCCTTGCGGGGTTGGTACTTGGCATCACGCTCACGCAGAACTCGGTATCCCATTGCTGGCTCCTTTGTTGACATGTTCTAATTATAGCTGATCAGGAATTTCGGGTCAAGTCAGCAGAAAGTAATACTAAAGTAAGATCAGTTTCCCTGCGGAATGTGATCCAGTAAGTTTTGCGGTCTGAATGCCCGTTTGCGGCACCAAAGTAACTGCACCAGTCTGCTTGGCGATTCCAGCCTGAACCACCCAGCCGCTGTTTAACAAGATGCTCCATGGTCGCGGCTTTTTCAGTGTAACTGGGGAAGCGCAGGGCAACAGTGTGTCCGTTCTCACGGAACTGCCGGAATCTGCGGTTTAACTTAACTACTTTCATTGCCCAATTATAGCAGATCGGGAATTATTGGTCAACGCCACAGGTCTGTGATCACAGGGTCATGCACTTGATGTGGTTTTGGTGTGCCGTGAAATACTACTACGCTGGTATTTGGTTGTATGCGTACACCGGTGCCAGGGGTGCGATGTGTTCTGCGTTTAAAGTCGTAACCGCCGTCTACACATTGCCAGCGATAACTTTCAAAATATCGATCTTCAAAAAAACGCCTGCGGCTCATGGGTATTGCATCTGTGATATAATCTTGATCTCCGGGCCAGCAATTGAATACTGTACTGAGATTTTCTTTTTGAAATTTATACCATACATCTGCAAATGCAGGCACATTCCACCACATCGCACTGGAATTCAACAAGTGATTGTTGTCTCGCTGCAGGTATCTAAAATCTCTTATTGCCCAAAACATGTTGGGATCAAGGTCTCTGACCCAGTCTAATTCTCTTGCAATTACTACATCCAAATCAAAGTATAGTAAATTGCCTTGATGATGTTCGGGATTGAACAACTGCATTTTATACCACCAACTCTTTCTAGGAGCACTGGACTCCCACAGTGTTAGCGCATGTTTGATCATGTGACATGGAACTTCTCTACTGGGCTCAGTGTACACATGAAAGCGTATGCCGCCGTTGAACACACGCATCAACATGTTGTACAAACGGTCTACGTAGTCCCAGCTATAGCCTGTGCCATGTATCACACATGCACAGTCAATTACGCCTGTAATGCGGGCAAAATTCTTTTGAGCCATAATCCTTGTTTTATTTCGTCTAATGTATATTCAGTGTGACAGATCTGCGTAAGCCAAAGGTCTCGATCCACAGTATATCTTTGTTCAATGTCTGAGTACTGTATGCTCACAGGGTGTGCAAGACTGCTGCTGTCAACTATACATCTGGTTCCTGCTATGGCCGCTTGAACCCCAGGTCCTGAATTATAATTCACTACGGCATGACAATCAAAATTTAAATCGTAACTGTCGTATGTGCCAGTGATCTTTTGTGGCCATTGAAAATCAATGCCGGGTATTGCTGCCAATTTGGACCTGGGATGAGGCCTTACTACCACAGGTCTATCTGTGTATTGCTTTAAAGATTGAACAACATCCTTGATCCACTGTTGCATGTTTATGTTTTGCACTTGCAAACTCCGACCATGCTGTGCCGCAACAACAATGTAAGGTTGTGTTGGTTCTAATTTTTTCAACACGATTCCTAGTTTGGCAGGCCTATCCCAATCCAAGTTGTCTGTGTGCCCGTAGTACCCATTTGCTGTGATATTGTTGACTGCAATCTTCCATGTTGATCCTCTATGCAAGCAACCAATTTCAATAATGATCACAGGTTTGTTTTGCGACCTATAGTGCTCGTACACTGCTCTATTGGCTTGCATGCGTCCTGCCCACAACACTGACCAAATTACAGCGGCATCAGCATGCATTGAGTTTTCAACTGTGGCAATGCCATTTTCTTTGATACAATCCAATACAGCACTCAGAACAGGTCCACTGTTCAACGCAGATTGCAAAGGAAAATAGGCTAAGTTTTTGATCATAAGTACGGTATGAAATACTGTGTAGTTACCACGTTTAACGCCGACGGCTATAATCGTTACGGCAGTAAAATGATTGACACGTTTTTGGCAACTTGGCCGCAGGAAGTTGCTTTGTGGGTGTATTCTGAAGATTGTGTAGTAACACAGCAAGCACCAAATTTGCACGTTTTTGATCTTCATCAAGCCAGTCCGGAACTGGTGGCATTTAAAAACAAATGGAGGGATGTGCCCAAGGCCAATGGCAATCCGTTTCCCGGAGCAGAACGCAAAGCATTTAAATGGCAAGCGGTTCGTTTTAGTCACAAAGTGTATGCAATATTTGACGCTGCTCGTCGATGCAACAAAGATTGGCTAATATGGATGGATGCTGACATGGTTTGTCATTCTGCTATTGATTGTCAACAGCTTGAAAAGTTCTTTCCAGCAGACAAAGAAATTTGTTATGCAGGAAGAAAAAACAAGTTTACAGAATGCGGCCTCTATGGATTGAAATTAACTTCCAACAGCATTCAGAAATTTTTGCAAGAATTTCAACGCATGTACGACGATGCCGAAAACGGTATTTTCACACTAGGCGAGTGGCACGACAGTTTTGTGTTTGATGCAGTACGTAAAAAATTTGTGCTAAACGAATTAAACTGGAGCCTGGGACTGATCACTGGCGAAGGACACCCGCTGATCAATTGTGATTGGGGCGCATACATAGATCATCTCAAAGGCAGTCGTAAACAATCTGGAAAAAGCCTGACAGGTGATTTAATTGCGCCACGTACTGAAGCTTATTGGCAATGAGTAACTGGATCTATCTCAGCAAAAAAGGGCAGGACGAATACATGCAGATGCTGGCATCAGGTGCTGGCGCCAATGTTACTGTGCTTGAAACATGGGACTACGACAGCAGCAAAAATCCAGTGGTGCTTAGAGGTATCATGAAACAAAAGATAATTCGTCGTTGTTGGGAAGATTCTAGAGATTTTTATTACATGGATTCGGGATATTTTGGTAATCGCCCGAGCATGCAAAATCCCAACGGCTGGAAGTTTTGGCATCGCATTGTACCAAACAATTTGCAACACGGAAATATTGTGCAACGTCCCGACGATCGCTGGCGCAGGCACAATATCAAACTGATACCTCGCCGCAGTGGTAGAAAAATCTTGATTGCAGCGCCTGACGAAAAGCCGTGCATATTTTATGGCATAACTCTGCAACAGTGGTTAGACAACACTGTTGCTGAAATCAAAAAGCACACAGACCGTCCCATTGAAATTAGACAAAGACCCGCTAGTAGAACAGATAGAAAAACACAATCTGCAGCAAATTGGTTAGACGATGTTCACGCACTGGTAACTTTCAACAGTGTTGCAGCCACCGAATCTATTATGTGTGGGGTTCCTGTGTTTGTGACCGCGCCTTGTAATGCAGCGATGCCTGTTAGCAACAAAGATTTAACTATGATTGAACAGCCCTGGTTTGCAGATCAGGACCAGGTATATGCCTGGGCGTGTCATTTGGCGTATGGGCAGTTTCATACTGAAGAACTAGGCAACGGAGTTGCACAACGTATATTAGAAGAGACCAAGGAGATATCAAATGCGTGAATTCATGGGCTGGTGGTTTCCAGACATAGAAAGTCATTTCCCAAAAATGTTAAAGAAAAATGTCGACAAAGGCGGACCAGCTGAGTATCAACAACCAGTAAGGTTACGCAGTTTAAGGCACATCAAGCAACATCGATTGGCGCTGGACGTTGGTGCAAACGTTGGACTGTGGAGCCGTGATTTAGTGCAACATTTTGATCGTGTGATGGCATTTGAACCAGTGGATATGTTTAGGGAATGTTTAGAAAAAAATGTGACTGCCCAAAACTTTGAAATAAGTCCATTGGCACTGGGTGATTATGACATGAACGCTACCATGATAATTACCGAAGGCAACACAGGACACAGTCACATTGATCCAAATTCAACTGGTGGCGACATACAAGTGATTAGGTTAGACAACTTAAATCTAACCAATGTCGATTATATCAAGATTGACTGCGAGGGATATGAATACAAAGTAATTCGTGGCGCAGAAAGAACTATCAAACAATGTCGTCCTGTTGTTGTACTAGAACAAAAACCACACGATATGTATTCCAAAGAATACAGTCAACACGCTGCAATTGGGTTGCTGCAAGAATGGGGAATGGTCAAATTAGATCAAGTCAAGGACGACTGGATCATGGGTTGGCAGTGATTACAAATAACTGAGGAACTTTTTGTAAATCAGTCCTTGCTGACCGTCGGCATCACTCCAGTGTGCCGCAGCCAGATCATATATCCATTGTGTGCAATCAAAACTCTGGGGAGTTTCAATTTGTGAAACATCTTTGTTTGCCACTGCCCAGGTTACTGCGGACTGATCATCAACAAACACTGGTACACCTTCGCACACAGCAGCAACACTGGCAGAACTATTAAAAAATACTGCCGAATGCGCCAATCTTAGATTGTCCAGCAATGTAGATTTTTCTGGATGTACAACAGAAATACCCGGCACATTGTATTTTGCAAAATCCTGCATGTTGTATTGACCCGGATGCGGACGTATCACAATAGGCCTTTTGGTATACTTGCGGATTTGCTGTATCTTGCTGTCTAACCATGTCATGGGATCCAACGATTTCATTGCGAACCCGCCATCCCTTTGCATGCCAAGCAATATATACCCATTGTCTAAATTTCTTTGTGGCTTGAGATCAATGTTCAATGCTTGACTAATTTCAGTCCACTTGGTTCCTGAGCTGTTTTTGTTGGCATATTCTGCGCGATCGTAAAACGGGCCTCCTAGACTGTATCTTAGGTATGTTCCTTGATTGTCAAGATACTTCCAACAACTTGCATCTATGCACATGGTTTTGTGATTTCTTCGCTGTTGATCTGCAATGATCTGCTTTCGTAAAATAACATTACGTCCGCCTACATTGGTTGTGGCCCAGCCCAGTATCACTGCCAAACGACTTGGGGTATACTTGTGTTCCCACTCTACCACTACACTACCACCAGCATGTCTGACACCTTCAGCAAAGCTCTCAAGGCACTGAATCTTACGACTATGCTTTTTGGGGTTAGCTACAGAGCTAACATAAACAACAACATCAACCACCGTTTAATATCCGCCAAGCAGTACCGTCGCGCATTTCATCTTCATTGAACTGGCAGTATGCAATGTGTGCTGCCCATGCTTCGACTTCATCCAAAGTAGGTATCCTTGGATTTTCAATTTCTGTTAAACTCTGACTGCACAAAGGTGCAGCCGCATTTGGACCCAATGTTATAGCAGGTTTTCCCAACAACAATGCTTCGCCGGCAGCAATGCTGGAAAAAGTTACAAGACAAAACACATCGTTGGCTAGCGCCATTTCCATGGTATCTGTGCTTTGTCGTTCGGCCCGACCTTTCTTTAAACGTATTTCGATGGGTCGGTCAGTGTTGCGTTTGATCTCAGCTATGGTTTCATCGAGCCAAGTTTCAAGATTTATGTCATAGAGATTCAATAATTTCTGGCTAGGTGGTGCCAGTAAAATTTTACTGCCTTGGCGCCGAAACTTGGTTAGACCGATGTTGCATTTCTCTAACCGGTCTCTTGGTCGGTCAATGATTGGTCCAAAATTTTGCACATCATTCTTGGTGATGCGATGATATGTTTTCTTTTTACCGTTACCAAAGTACCCTGTATCAATGTAATAAAAATCTCTGCCGGCTGCGCGACAAGCTTCCATGTGTTTGCGTTTGGTCACTCCACGCAACACAACAGGGATGCTGTTATTTTCTTGTTTGTCCCAGCTGCTGATTTGTCCCCCAGCACCTTGAACAAAGCTTTGTAATATGGGATCGTACATATGATCTTTTTTCTGGTATAGACCGTCGTTGTCTACTGCAACAATATTGTTGACCGGCAATGTGTCAATTTGTTGTTTTAACAAACTTGACGTTACTCCATAGTATTCGCCTGTGGGGTCAACTCGATATTTAAGAATATTATTGAAAAGTTCTTTTACATCAGCAGGCACTGTGTCAAAAATGTTGTAATCCTTGCTCATAATTTCTGCTGGCAGTATTCTGTGTAGATTCGTTCTCTATGCCACTCTTCTCCCTGTGGTGTATCAGCAAATTCGTGAAAGCAAGGAGTACCCAAAGTGTAATGCAAGAGCTTGGCATTGGGGTTGGCACCGTATTCATCGGGCAACCAATTCCATTCTTTGGGGAGTTCGCCAATGCGTTCGTCCGTCAGCCACGAGAAGCGGTGGAGGAAACTACCCGTGGATTGCTGGACGAACTCAGGGGTAAGTTTCCTGTTAGGAAAGCTAGCACAATTCCACAAAATAACACTAGACCAATTTTTTCTAGGATAATCTTCATTTTTTGCTCCTAAATATTTTACAGGCATTCGAGTTCGATAATCATGTTTGACCACTTGAACATCGCAGGTAGGATCTCGCATGCTCCATAATTCAGCTATATCTCCACGCACAATCATGTCGCCGTCAATAAAAATAGCATGCCCTTCGTAGTCCTGCAAATAAGGAACCAAAAATCGTGTGTAGATAAAATGATTAGAACCGTCGGTGTGCGTTTCATTATAATCTTGAAATAAGTTCAACGCCACAGGAACTATGGCCACTGGCCTCGAACTATTGCGAATAATTGAATTAGCACAAGTATGGTATGCAATGGCTTCTCTTGGATCATACCCAATGTAAACAGGAATAGCTTTCATTTGCGCTCAATGTCCTCTTCTACACAGTTATCTCCATACTGTATTTCAATGAGTTTTAAAGGCTCATCGGTTTCGTTGCACAACTGATGCCACTCATTGAGTTTGATCCATGTTGATTGATGTTTTGTTGGCTTAGACATTACATCATAGTCTGTGCTGTTTGGATCTACGGTGTAAACAGTGGCCTGCCCTTCAGCCACAAACCAAAATTCAGCTCTGTGCTCGTGGCGTTGCATGCTTAGGCAGGTTTTTGGTGCCACCGTAAGTTCTTTGAGCTTTACGTGATTACCTACTTCGTGCAGCACACGATAGTATCCCCAGGTGCGCTCAGTCTTGGGCTTTTTCCAGTCTTCAAGAATCCAGCTAGAACTATTCTTTTTATCTTCTCCCCCGACCCCAAAAACAAAGGTCAAGTTAGAATCCACTAAATCCATTTCGGGTATATTATCTTTTGTACGATCGCCGCCATTGGCAAATACAATTTCGGCATTGGGGTACTGCTTCCTAACACGAACAATAGCATCTCGGCTAGAACCATCGTCGTCGTTGTAAGTGATAACTTCGTCTACAATCCGTAGAGAACTAGTCAGCGCAAATCTTTCGCTCATTGGCATGAATGGTCGACCTTTTTTACGAGTCAACCATTCATCGCTGTTGAGTCCTACAATAAGTCTGTCGCCGAGTTGTTTTGCAGCATGAAAGTATGCCAAATGCCCGCTGTGAATTGGGTCAAAGCCACCTGTTACTAATACGATCTTCATGAAGGTATTTACAGAGTCTGCATAATCACACTGTAATATCTTCCATACCTGCTGTGCGAAGTTTTACAATATGTCCCATTTGCCATTGCTTGGCATCAAGACCCTTCATAATGCCTAGCCATTTGTTACGCAGAAGAGCAACTTCGTTGATAATAGTTTCAAAGTCAATGACTTCGTCTTCACCATCTACATACTTTTCAGCGTCGCGACTTGTCAGCGCACGAGCATACGCTTCAAGGTATTTTTGAAAATGTTTCCTACGAATTTTTCGCAACTGAATGTTGAGAAAATTAAGCACCGCTTCAATCTCTTGTAATTGATTAAAGCGGAGCTCAGTGATGCCGGGGAGCTCTTTGATATTTTTTTCAATCAAGCCGCCGACCCGGCAATCTTTTTTGGCTTCGTCGAGTTCGCGTTCGTAGTGTTGTATGAAATCGGGTATGGCGCCAAGATCAGCAACTACACGACTATACCACATTAATAGTCCTCGTCTTCGTCTTCGTACTCTTCTTCTTCAACATACTCTTCTTCTTCGTTGTTGATATACGATGAAAGAGCACGTTTGATATCTGCATCCCCTTTGAATGCTTCACGAATATCTTCGGCGTCCTCGTCATGATCAATCAACAGAGAAACTACTATTTCGGCAGCTTCTTCCCTGTCAACTGTATTAACATAGCGTTTGAGTTCGTTCCAAATTTCACTAGCAATATCCGAATACATTAAACCTCCTCGTTGTCAGATTCGCCTGTACTTACCTTATCAAGTTGTTTTCCAAAATCTAACATCACCTTGTCAAGGCACCCGTCTTCGTTGCTTTCCCATGCTTTGCGGAAATACTTGAGAATTTCGCCATCGCTGGTTACAAACATCAACCGGTTACCATCTTTCTTGAGCATGTTTTTCTTTTCAGCAAGATCAACTAGACCTGAATAAGGATTCATACCTGTTTCATAAGGAATTTTAACTTGCACACCTTCAAAGGGTTTGGCATAACGAGTTTTCATAACTTTGCAAGCTGAGCGAATGCCCATGACATCTGTAACTTTGTTGCCGTCCTCATCCTCTTTAAGTTTGAGTTTCTTCATAGCAACAACGATACTACTAGCATAGATAAAGCCTTGACCGCCGCTGATTTTGTCGTCAGGATCAAACATGTCCTGACTTGCGTAGGTGTGGTTAGTACACACAAGCCCGACGTTGTAACTACCAAACATGTTAACGCAGTTGCGAACCAGTGCTGTTAGTGCTTTGGGTTTACGTCCCAAGTCGCCCTTCATTTCACCAGCTTCAAACTGGTTTATGTCAGTTGGAGTTAACAACATACCAAGGGAGTCGATAACAAACAGAACTTTGGGCCGTTCTCCGTCGGGCAATGCTTTATAATCGCTCATAAAGGTAGCAATGGTCTTGGCCACGTCGTCAATCATTGCCATCGAAAGTTTCAACAGCTTGCTTTCATCTGTGCTTACGCCCAGAGCATGCAACCACGCTTCGTCCAGTGCGTTTTCTGAGTCAATGAGCACAACATAAATGCCTTGTTCTTGTGCGTTCTTGATGATGTTGCCAGAGCAAATATATGATTTACCTGCACCAGACTCGCCGGCAAACACAGTGACTTTGCCTAATGGCACGCCTTTGTGAAAGTCGCCGGAGATAAGATAGTTCAGCGCATAGTTGCCTGTAGAGATCCAATCAGTAGGATCATTGAAGCCAATTGAAAGGCCGTCAATACTTTTTGTAATTTCCTTGCGGAATTTTGAAATGTCAAAAGGTTTTCCCATTTTTATCCTTAATATAGATAATTCACACAATCTTTATATCGAGAGATATCTTCGACAAAGTTTGTTTCAAGTTTTATACGTTCGATGATTTCGTCGAGCATAACTGTTTTGTTTAAAAAATTATTATACATGACAATATCTTCTGTATAAACAAAATTGAGCCTTTGCATAACTTCGTTAGATATATCAATTGAAGGTTTCCATGTGGAAACATTTTGACGACTAACATTTTGATCAATCAACGACAGTGTACTCAACGGTTGCAAGTTAAATTTAACCGGAAATTTTTTTCCTAAAGTTAATAGTCTCCAAAATTGGGGAGTAGTATGCGAATCTAAAAAAGTTAGTTTTTTTGCGTCAGTTAGAAATTGATTGATATAACTTTCTGACAATTGATACATTTCTTTTTGTGTCGCAAGTCCTGATATGAAACGTCCTATTGGATCTCTTATAAACACAGTAACATCTGTCACGCCGGATTGTTCAAAAAATTCCAATCCGTGTAAAGTATATCGATACGGATCTCGTCTTACCAATTCTCTGATACTCGAAGTTCCGTTTTTTTCTATTAACAAAAAAACACGATTGTGCGCTTTATCACGACATAGTGTCGTGTCTGACAGAAAGTTACTGTAAAAGATCAGCATGATAATGTAGGAAAGGGGTTTAACCCCTTTCCTGTGCTTACTTGCTTTGACGAGCGCGAATCATAGCCAAAATGTCTTCGGCTTTTTGTGCTGGTTTGGCAGCGGCTTGTACAGGTGCAGAAGCTGCTGGTGTTTCGTCAACGTCAAATGGAGGATCAGTGTCCTCATTGACTTGAGGTTTGGCCACCGGAGCAGATGCAGCCGCACGTGGCGCAGGTGTATCTTCGTCGGTGTGTGCGGCACCGCTGCTACCAGCAGGTGCTTGCAGTCCAGCAGGACGATAGTATTGGCTCCAACGATCAGGATCGTAGGGTCGACCATCTACGCTGGCTTCGAACATTTCCTTGATGACCTTGAGTTCAACATCAGTTGGTTTCTTGGGCAGGAATGTGCTCAAATCATACAAACCGTGTGCTTCCACAGCAGCCTGCTCGGCTTCAGTAAGTGCGCTTTCTTTGCGGGCCCACTTTGAAGTATTGTAATCAGCGTAGCCACCTTTGCTGGTCTTGGTGATACGGAAGTCCAGACCACGCATGTAATCAGTAGGCAGTTCTTCCAGATCAGGATCCATGAGTGCGGATTTGATCAGGGTAAACAACTGTGGTCCAATGATGAACTTGCGGATTGGATTGTCAGGTGTGGTGTCGTCTGAAAGAGGATTCTCACGAACAAAGCCTTGGAAAATGTAGCTGCGCTTTTTCCAATACTTGCGACCCATTTCTTCAAGGCTCTTGTCCTTGAACCAGGTGCGCACTTCGGTGAGGATGGGGCAGGTTTCGCCCCACATTTCTACGCAAGGTACCTGAACCATAACTTGCTTGCTTTCCATGTCGCCCTTGATACCAGCAAATGGTAGACGAATCATGGCTCGTTCTTGCCAGAAGAATGTGTTTTTGGGGTTGCCGTCTGGAAGGAAACGTAGTGTGGCGCTTTGGCCTTCTTCCATGTTCCAGTGAGGGTAAATTGAGCGATCGCCGCCGCCTCCGGAACTGTCTTTGCCTTTGTTTTCAGCTGCCTGTAGTCTTGCTCGAATTTCTGCTAATGATGCCATAGTATTTTCTCCTTAATAAGTTGCCTATGTAGTGTTGCCTATCTAAAAATTAGATCTAAGTTGCCTGTGACACACAAACAAGAAAGCGCATACACCAAGTAAGTATATGCGCTCTATGCCTTAGTGTCAAGTTTATTTATGTCTTTTTGACTAAAGCTAATTTTTTCAGTCTATCCAGATCTTCATAGAAGCTGTCAGTGACTGCTCCGCGATGGTCCATGGAATCGGTTGAATCATCCATTACAGGAGCTACAGCACCGGCCACTGTGCCGCCCATGCTCTCCATGTAGCTGCCGCATTCCATTAGACCATGTTCTGGGCAATATTCGCCTTCCATGGTATGGTTGCACGAAGATTCTTCGGCTGTGACCACGGGTTTACCCGTACCTCCTACATTGGCTGCGGTCCCACTCATTTTGCCAGGTTTGCCTGCACCGCCCAGTGTTCCAATATGCTTGCTACCGTAATCGGTTTTTTCACTCTTGCGTGGCTTGTGATATTTGCCTCTTTGAATTTCTCCGCCACGATTCAAAAACGCTGCAATGGCATCTTCGGTGTCGCCTTCAAAGGTAGCAATGTTGTCGGCTTCGTTTAGACCCAGTTCTTGGTCTAGTTTCTGAGTTATCCACTCGTATGGATCTCCAGTACGTGCTTTCATTGTACCATAAGGCATTTCGCCTGAGTTGGCATAGTAATCAAACAGTGCATCATAAAGATTGTCATCTAAATCGCCGCCTTGTTCGAATTGTTGAACTTCGTATTTGAAACGGTCTAGGATGTGATCCAGTGTTTCGCCAGATTCGTCAATAATACGTGCTTCAGCAACAGGTACTTGGGCTAACTTGAGTATCTTGTTTAAAGCTTCTTCTAATTCTTCTGTACCTTCTGCCACCCCAGAACGCTGAGCCTGGAATTTTTGTGCTTTAGCAGCACTTTGTTCACTTGAACCTTTGAACAATAGCATTACTGCCATTACCATCATCATTGTAGGAATTAAACCTAGGTAAGCTCCTGCTGCCGCAGCGCCGCCAACTTCTCCAGCTGCTGCTCGGGCTAATACACCATCAATCAATCCCATGGCGTTCATCCATACTGTAGTTAAAATGCTACCGCCGCCTGCTGCAAGACCGCCCAATTGTTTTAGTACACCAGCTTCGGCAACCGGAGTAGAGGACTGGGACACGAGCTGTTCCATTTTTTGCTTGACTTCTTGGCCAGATTTACTAGTCTTCAAAATATCAATTAGCTGTGACTTATATTGTTGGGCCATTTGATAATATTTGCCAATTCCTGGAATCTTTTTAACCAGTGCTGTAATAGTTTCAACTGCCCCTTCGTCCAACTGATATCCCTCTGCTACACCTTGCTGTTGGTCAATATCAACAGCATCATCATCTGTTGGCATTTCAGCAGCAGGTTCTTCTGTAGGCTCCATGCCTGGAATTTCAATGCCAATTTCCTTGAGACGATCAATGATTACAGGACGGGCATCGGCATTGGCATCTTCTTGTGCCAGTGCTTCCAATTGGTCAAACAATTGATCGTCACCAAAAATATCATACAACTGCTCTGTAGCATTGGTGGCATCAGGGCCTACTTGCAATTCAGAGGCCAACAAGTCTGCTAGCTTTTGTTTAGACTCGGGAGTATCTGGCAGTGCCCATGTACCTTCTGCAAGGTTGTTGATCCAGGATTCAAAAATATCTGCTTCTTTCATAGTGCTTCCTTGTTGAATCTTGGCCAGCACAGGTAATGCTGCTTCGATTCTACTGTCAATGGTTTGTTCAACAAACATGGTTTTGATATCTTCCACCAGACCTTGATGTTCGTCGATTGTGGCAGGATGCCACGACTCAAAATAGTTGTTGTACCCGCGGCTGCTGCCAAGGTGCTTTAGACTTTCTTTGAGTTTTTTGTAATATGCTTGTGCTTCTGTTACTAGTTGCTGTGTAGAGCCTTCTAATATGCGTTGACTGCTGGCACGGTTGAAACGGCTCAATACAGCAATTTCGCTGACCATTTCGGCAATGTGACAACCACGAACATCATATGGCTTGCCGCCTTGACGCACATGCTCTAACATGGCGCGGCCGCCCGCAAGGCTGCGGAAAGGTAGTTTGAATCGTTCACCGTCCACTGTTTCAATGAACAAGCTTTCCACATGTCGATATCTGGCATCGTTTTCGCCCAAGTTTTGACTGTGGCGAATCATGAGTCTAGCCTCTGTGGGCTGGCCAGCATATGAGATTTTGCGGGTGCCGTAATAACCTTCAAACAAGCCTTCTTTGATAGCAGCAATGCCTGCTAGAGTATGTTTGATTTGATTTAGGTTTTTAGGAGTGAAAGTTTGAAAATTGTGTCTAACAGAAAAATCCTTGAGTTGGCGCATGAACTCAAACCACTCGCTTTTGTCTTCGGGGTTTTCCATGCTACGACCCAAGTTGTCACCAAAGAACAACATGAGATCGCCGCTGTCACCCAACACAATTACAGCAGTACCATAATTTTTTCCATTAGACGAAACGTAGTCAAAACTAAATGTAGTTCCATCATTGGGTTCGGTTTCTTGCCCAAATTTGTTGGTAATTTTAGGGTCAAAATTCTTGGTTAATAACAGATCTTGGAGATCGTTGCCAATGTTTATCTTAGATGCCATAGTTGTATATTTAGCGCATGATACTAATAAAAGGCATAGGTTCAATTATTGTATCTGTGTAATCTCGCATTTGACTGTCGAGATCAGTGTGATAGCTTTGCAGTAGCATCAGCATTCGCACTGCCAGCAATGTTGCCATGACCAAGTCATCGGTTTCTCCGGGTTTGGCAGCATAGCTTGTGTTGGCTGCTACAAAGTTTTTGAGTTCACTGATCAATGGCTTTGAATACAGTTTCATGCGCCCAGATTCTACAAGTATTTTAAACTTGTTACAGGCGCTGATTTTTGCCTTGTTGGTTGTATTAAAGCCCTTGCGATATCTGCGTCCCATTGTTCCTTGTACACTGTTGTCACTTAAAAAATATCCGGGAATATTTTGTTCGCCAAACTCTGTAATAGAAATCAATGCAGCTTCGCCTAGTGTATTGTTTTCAACGCTGTAATAAATTGATTTTTCATCACGAACAACACTGTGTATTTCACGTATGATGTCAACCATGATGCGAACCTGTGTAGGAACATCACTTTTGTTGTGACGCCATTCTGCTACCTGGGTGGTTGTTTCTGCTTCAAATACTTGTATAGCTGATGGATCTCCGCCAGTACCAAGACTTGGATCTAGTGCAACAATATAACGCTTGCCGGGGTCTATTTCTTTGTACCAACGTACTTGTCCCGTTTTGCGAGTGGGATCGACTCCTTCTAATTCCAACAATTTGATTGGACTAATCAGTGTCTCGTCGTTGATAACGAATTCACAGTCCATTTCTCGTCTAAAACGTTCTTCCCCTAGCTGTGCTCGCTGTTCTGCTGCCCACTTGTCATCTCGGTCAGGATGCTCACGCCAGAAAGCACGGTATGCTTTGAACCCGTTGATGCCCAAGCCGTTGGGATTGGGGTTACCGTACTCATCTTCAGTCTTGTTGGCTCCTTTCCAAATCAGCGCAAATTGATCTTCGTCTGAGTTCGGTGTTGATGTAATAATTGCCTTACCACCTGTGCTCAGTGTTGGTGTAATAGAAGTCCAGAATTCTGTGGCAATGGTTGGTCTAACGAACGCAAATTCGTCTAGGTACAACAGTGTAATAGACATACCACGACCGGTGTTTTCAGTTGTGGTTTGCGACACAATGCGGCTGCCGTTGTCAAACTCTATACTTCCCTTGTTGTAGCTTACAGCACCTGCACGAATATGATTAGGACACAGTTCATAGGCATATCGAATACGCTGCATAATTTCTTGGGCGCCTAGATATTTGTGAGCAGCAATAAGAATGGTCGAGTCGGGCACAAACATAGCGTACCACAATAGATATCCAGCAGCAGATGTAGACTTTCCAGTCTGTCGTGGCATCAATGAAATTGAAAATCGATTATTGTGATAATTTTCAATCAGTTTGCGCTGATACGGATAAGGATGATACAACATCTTGCCGCGCACCGGATGTTGTATATAAAAGAAGTTGTCCATGAAATACATGGGACCATCGACCGGGTCCGCACACTTTGCAAAATCTTCTAGTTCTTGTTCGGAATAAATCTCCCTACGATGCGGAGATTTAACCAATACTGTATCCATGTTGTTTTTGATAGGCATCTACGATTCCTTTGTATACTTACTCACACAAATGTGCTAGTTCAGGCCAGAGCTTGGTAAACATTCCTGCTTGATCGGTGTGGTACAGCATTTCAATGTCGTTGATGTGTTCTTTGAACTTTGGTAAAATTGCTGTGTTGGTAGTTTTAATAAATTCATATCTAGACAATGCGTTTTTAAAAAATTCATCTTCGTCGTTGCTAACCAGTCCTAGGTCATACATTTTTTTGATTTCGTCTATTGCAAGATCAGCAACATGCTTGCCATAGGAAAACGGATCAAGATAAGAAGGTTGGAACAAGTTTTGCCAACGCACTGCTAATCCAAAAGAGTTTGCAAATTGTTTTAGTTCACAAAGATGTGTAGCATTATATATGTTATATACAGCATGAATGCCTCCCCAATGTCCGTGCGTGGCAATTAGTTCTTTGACCATGCTAAGATTGTGCTGCAATATTTCCCATTGCGCACCATGTCGCACATATTCAAATCGTTGCTCTATGTTGTCAAAACTAATGCTCCATCCCACACGCTTGCGAGCTGTTAGCTTTTGAAAAATTTTGTTTTTGCTCAGATCAACCGACAAGTTTGTTATCAAAGTAACCACAGTGGAATCGGGTATAACATCTAATAGACGTTCGTTTTCGGGCAACAACAAGGGTTCACCTCCAACTAGTGCAACTTCGTGGATGTGGTCTTTGTGCTGCTCCATGAAGTTGCAGACGTCGGCATAATAACTTCGTGTTTCGGACTTGACTGGAATTTTCTTCAAGCTGGCCCATTTGCTACTGCATGCTTCGGCACAATAGTTGCAGCTTAGATTACAAGTAGTATTCCATCGTATATCAACAATAACTGGATAATGATAGTCTTGACCGGCTGTGGTTGGATCAAAGTCTGTGTTGACATTGTTGTGCCATTGACGCTCTGAAGCAGCACCCAGGCGCTCGGCTTTGATACAGTTATTGCAATATCGATGAGGTTTGCCTTGGGCAATGCTAGAACGTATCTGCTTGAGTACGTCGCTGTTTAAAATCTCGTGAATAGGTTGCTGGTTAAGGTTACCTAGCATATTTGGATTACCTGCACAACAGGTTTTTACATCACCTGTTGGGTTGATGTGTAATCCTCTCCACGGGGCAGCGCAAAAAAAATTGGACATGTAGTATTTACATGCCCAATTTAAACTGGATGTTTTATTGATTGTTGATCAAAATTTCAATAACACCAGATAGGCCAGCAAAATCCTGAACTGCTTTGCCAATGACTGTGCCCACTGCTGGTTCGCTGCAAGCACAAGCATATCCGTTGCCTGCCGATACCATAAAATCTCCCTTTTGTATCGGGCCAAGGACTTTGGTAGGAACACGACCGATAAGTCCAATACAAACAACGTTGTTGCCAGTTAATCCTGCGTTCATGACATACGACGGATTTGATGTTACAACACCGGCAACTCGTCTATCATTTGGTTTATTGCTTATGGTAACTTCTTCGGTTCCGCCAAAACTTACTACAGTGCCCGGGTCGTAAGGTGCATCAGCTAGATAGTTCTCTGCCAAGTCAGCATATTGAGCAGATGTAGCTTTGACAAAAGCAGTGTTAAAATAAAGTGTAGAACTACCAATGTTACCGGTTAAGTTTGCACCAGTATTGATAATACTGTTGGTGTACAAAGTTCCAACTAATCCGCCGCCTGTAACGTTACCAGTCACAGATACTGTGGTACCTGTATGGGTTGTAGCGTTAACGTTAGCACCGCCCAAGATGTTACCACCAGTGATGTTACCAGTTGCGGATATTGTGCCACCTGTGGCCAAGTTGCCACCTGTGATAGTGCCAGTTGCACTTACAGTACCAGCTGTGGCAATGTTGCCTCCAGTAATAGTACCTGTGGCGCTGGCTGTTCCGCCTGTGGCCAAATTGCCACCTGTTATTGTTCCTGTAACCGACACAGTAGTACCTGTGTGAGTTGTGGCGTTGACGTTGGCGCCGCCCAAGACGTTGCCACCGGTGATGTTGCCAGTGGCAGATATTGTGCCGCCCGTGGCAATGTTACCGCCGGTTATAGTACCGGTTGCACTTACGGTACCTGCTGTGGCCAAATTGCCACCAGTGATAGTACCAGTTGCTGACGCAGTTCCACCTGTGGCCAAGTTGCCACCGGTTATAGTACCGGTAGCCGCTATACCAAGTGCTGTTGACCAGCGACTGTTTGGTTGATCGTATGTCCAAGAAGCATATGATGCACCAACTGGTCCAACTTCAATACCGCCACCGTTGGCAGCAGAAGCAGTTGCAGCGTTGTTTGCAACAGTAAAGACCAGATCGTTAATGGTTACTGTTGTTGAATCGTAAGTAGTTGTGGTTCCTTGCACTGTTAAGTTACCAGCGATAATCACAGTTCCAGTTACACCAGCGGCTGCTGGATCAATTGTTAGTGTTGCACCAGTGCTAGAAATAGTATTGCTGCTTAATGTAATGCCGCCGCCAGTTAGATTACCACCTGTGATGTTACCTGTAGCCGATACAGTACCTCCAGTAGCCAAATTGCCACCTGTGATTGTACCGGTTGCACTCACAGTACCTGCTGTGGCAATGTTACCACCAGTGATTGTTCCTGTAGCACTTGCTGTTCCGCCAGTGGCCAAATTACCACCAGTGATACTACCGGTTACGCTCAACGCAGATGAAATATTAAC